ACATTATTGGCTAGCTTCCGAACGTGGTCCTGCTTACGTCAGTCAATTGTTGATTGACCTAAGTAAACTACTTCTGAACCAAGTTTATAGATTTCATCCCAACTACCCTTTCGATAAGCATCAAAGGGATTCATTGAAGATAATTCTTCGATGGATCTCTCGAAAGAGAATCCATAGATCCAGAAACCTGGCCCAACCAACTTCAGGGTAAATTCTAGAACCCTTAATGGTCAGCTACGTGAGGAGTAGGTCTTTCACCAATTACGGTAAAAGTAATCTGCTTCCTCTTGTAGTTTAGTTACGTTCTCCCGGTAATCTTTTATATAAATCTCTAAAAGAGCGTTATATAATGAATACTGGAAAAGTAAGGTATTAGGACCAGTAGAGAAAACTCAAAGGATTGCTTGCGCATCCCTTTGACTCTTCTGCAGTCAACTACCCAAACCGAGAACCGATCATAAAATTAGTTGTATATTATCCACGTGTTTACGCGGTAATGTACGAACTAATCCTAGAAGGGCTTGCAGGTCTAGTAATTGTAGACGTCAAAGTTCTGACAACAATGGAGCCAAGTTTATTTTATTTCTCGTCGCATTCAGGACTAAACCTGGACCGATTGGAGTATAATTTAAACTCGGGCTTTTTCACTTTTTAGCAAATTCGACCAGATCTTTCGAAATGATCGACTTTGAGAGGTTGATTTCAACCCCTAAGTCTTTACAGACTTCTAAATAGTGAGTAGCAACATCATCATTAGCAATGATAAGATCGTCTCCCAGAACTGCGTAATCTTTGAAATGACGCAACCCAGCTTGTAAAGCTGCATGTCTAATAATGACATGGTGAGTTAGAGCTAGCATCGCAAATGAAGTGTATGCACCCATAGGCTGTCCGACAGAATAATTAACATATCTTCCCTGAAATCAGTATCTAATCAATTTAATAACATTAAATCAACTAGTACCGAGACCAGGTCTAAGTATATTAATTATGTCCCTTTGAACATCTAATGGCAATCTATCTGTCGCCGCGCTCAGATCAAAACAGTAAAATGTCTGATTAGGCTTAGTCCTACTTAATAATAAATTAAGCGGGGCTTCCTGGTCAAACGTACCGTCTTGGTCTATACGCTTTAACAAATTAAATATACCATCATGCAGAGGCTTGAATGAAGCTTGGATTCACCAGTTAGTTATTGCAACTATTCTGGCTTTTCCAGCAACATCTCGCACTACTGATAGTTTACCTATATGTAACCGCTTCAAATCCTTAAATAGTAGAAATACTAGATAAAGAGGAGAAGCAATAACCATTAGGGCAAGAATTCATCAAACAAAGAACTGTTGACCACATTGTCAATTAAACATGAAAAGTTGAAATAATAACAACGGTTCATGGATAAAAGCTAATGAGTCAATACTGGAGCTTCACGCACTTTTACATGCGTTAGGTCCAGCTGTTTCTAGTTTGATCAACCTTGGTTTAGTTAGTTTCAGAGTAGTATTCTTTGGTAATAGGTCATTAAGCGCCAGATTTACAGGGAAGGTTTTAATCTTTCCTGCAAAAGACTTTTCTATAGTCTCTAGGTCCGGCTTTACTTTATAATCTATTAACCGATAAATACAGAGCAACGTTAGGAGGGTTACCACCAACATACGTTCATTCTTAAAATCAGGAAGATTCCTGATCTTAGAACTTATTATATGAGGGATACCACGATAGTCTCTGGAAACCAAGATTCCTTTTCCAAGGAACTTGGGTTCCCCTTGACCAGCAAGAAATTTAATCAAGAGTCTAACACATTCTTTTAAATAAAGGTGTGTAAACTTTCTTCCCGATTTATTCAGGAGGAACTTGATCTTATTTCTGGTGAAGTTAAGAGGTTCCACATACTCTCCCATTCGCAATGCTCAAATCACCACTCTTCAGTAATGATTGATTTCAAATGATCTCAGTCATACTTTAGGTTGGTGACTTTGCCTCTTCGCGAACTGCATAATATTCAAGTAATATGATTTTGTTTTCATGTTATTTGAATTGAATGTATAGCAGCATCACTCATTACACGTTTCACAAACAGTCGAAAGACTGCATATATTACACGGAAAGGGTTAACCCCCTTAATGTGCGAAATATATCATAATTGTGATTATATGTAATGCATAAGTGAATGCTCTACTATGGGCCCTTTAGTACTCTAGGTGGTGGTTAACCCATTATCCTGGTACAAAGTGGACATACTTCATGAAACTACATGGTTGTGGTTTTACGAGGTACATTCGAAAATGTATTCGCAAGAGGTGCAACTAATTCACA